ACCCTCGCACAGGCGCAACAAGGCACCTACGAGTGGGTTCCCGGAATGGCTGGACGGTTCATGCTCGTCAAGGGCTCGGCCCTCAAGAATGCGCCGCGTGTGAAGATCGACTACCCGGACTCGCAACGCAAGGACCGTCACGCGGGTGCTCGCGGCGAGATTCCGGTGGCTTTCATCAATGTGAACTCGATCAAGGATACGGTGAACAACATGCTCGACCGGACCGATCCGGGCGGCCGCATCTACTTCCCGAACTGGCTCGACGACAGCTTCTATGCAGAGCTGACGGTTGAAGTTAAGTCGCCGTCCAAGGGCTGGATCAATCCGAAGAACTTCCGCAACGAGTCATGGGACTTGCTCGCGTATTGCGTGGCAGCTACCCTGCTTCCCACGATCAATCTCGAACGGATGGACCCCGAGGAACCTCCGAGCTGGGCGGCTGAGTGGGATCATAACGATCTTGTCTTCAGCATTGAGGAAAAGACGAAGCCGTTCGAGCCGAAGAAAACGGACTTGGACAATTTGGCCGATTTGGCAGGAAAGCTCGCATAACATGGCACTTACCCCCGATCAAACGACTCTCTACACCCAGCGCCTTTCTGATGCGGAGCAGGCGTACCATGATCTCCGTCTCGGCAATACAGCTCGGGTATTCGTGGATCAGAACGGCGAGCGTGTGGAATACGCGCCCTCGACCGCTGCGGGTCTGCGCGCATATATCCTTGAGTTGAAGTCTGCTTTGGGGCTAGACATGGGGATCATCGGCCCGATGGGGGCTTGGACCGTGGGTGGACGTGTGAAATGAGCGACGAAATCTCCCAAGTCGAGCTGGCCGAGATCGAAGCATTGGTCGGTCCAGCCGTGCCAACACCACTGGCTATGCGCAGCGGCTATGATGCTGCGTCGATCTTCGACAAGACGCTGGCGATGTGGCAGCCGTCGAATGGGTCTGCCGATTTCGACATGCTTGACGGCAAGGACCGCATCGACGCTCGGGCGCGTGACCTGAGCCGAAATGATGCCTACGTTCAGGGCGGCGCGAACGTCCATAAGGACAGCATCGTCGGCGCATTCTACATGTTGAACTCGAAGCCGGACTGGAAAGTTCTTGGCTTTGATTCGGCATGGGCTGAAGAGTTTCAGCAAGAGGTCGAGGCCAAGTTTACACTCTGGGCAGAGAGCCCGCATCACTGGGTCGATGCCTCCCGCATGAACGACTTCACGGGCCTCGTTCGGCTTGCAGTTGGTGTCTATGTCTTCCAAGGAGAGTCGTTGGCGACGGCCGAGTGGGTGCAGCAAGGCGCGCGTGAATATCGCACCGCGATCCAGATGGTCGATACAGATCGTCTCTCGACGCCGATGACCATGCAGTTCGATCCCATGATCCGTGGCGGTCTTCGGCTTGACAACTATGGGGCTCCGATCTCTGCGTTCATCCGGGTTCAGCACCCGATGGACTACAACATGTGGAACAACCAGACGAACATGATCTGGAAGGAAGTTCCGTGGAGGAAGCCGTGGGGCAGGTCACAAGTGATCTATGCGCGCGAGCAGATGCGCGTTGATCAGACGCGCGCAGTATCCGAGATCGCCGCCGGTCTGCGTGAGATCGCCATCACCCGGCAGTTCCGGGATGTGACGCTTCAGAAAGCCGTCATGGCCGCGAGTTATGCCGCGACCATCGAGTCCGAGCTTCCGCCGGAGGCTGTCTATGCACAACTCGGCGGCTCATCGGCGGCTGACGATGCCGCGAAGGCAATGACCACTTGGGCGACGGACTGGCTGACTGCCATCTCGAAGTATTCGTCGAACGCCAAGAACCTGACCATCGACGGGGCACGCATTCCCCACCTGTTCCCCGGCACGAAGTTGAACATGCTGAACGTCGGTGATCCGGCAGGCGTCGGTCAGGAGTTTGAAGCATCTCTGCTGCGCTATGTCGCGACCGCGCTTGGGATCAGCTACGAAGAGCTGTCGCGAGACTTCTCCAAGAGCAACTACAGCTCGGCTCGCGCGGCCATGTTGAACACGTGGAAGTTCATGCAGTCTCGGAAGCGGGTTGTGGCTGACTACTTCGCCAGCTCGGTCTTTCGCCTCTGGCTGGAAGAGGCGATCAACACGGGCCAGCTTGTCTCGTTCCCGAAGCGTAGGAGCGCGATGCTCTACACGAATGGCTATCAGAACACGATGTTCGAGGCCCTGAGCCGTTGTGACTGGATCGGTGCATCGCGCGGCCAGATCGACGAGCTGAAGGAAACTCAGGCGGCGGTACTCCGCATGAAATATGGGCTCTCCACGTCTGAAGACGAGCTGGCCCGGCTTGGCAAAGATTGGCGCAAGGTCTACGAGCAGCTTGCACGCGAACAGGCAGATCGTGAGGCGAAGAAGCTCACGTTCGCGCAAGACAACACGACGAACACCATGAACGCCGTCAGTGGTACGCCGCGCGACAAGACGGCCGCTTAAGGAGCGAAGAGGATGACGCGCAAACACCCGATGCTTGAACGGTTCGTTCAGAGCCCGATCCTCGTCAATGATGGAGGGATCGAGCTGGTAGAGAGCGCCCTCTACTATCTGGCTGACAGCGAGATCGGCCGACACCAGATGGACTCAACCAAGGCGGCCGCGAACGACAACGATTTCTGGCACGCCAACGGCACTTCCGACGACCCCTATCGGCCCTACACCGTGGCTGAAGGAATCCTGCAAATCCCCGTTCAAGGGGTTCTGCTGAACCGTTTCGGATATGCCTTCGGCCGTTGGGCAACCGGCTACACGTACATCGAGAAGGCCGTCTTGCGTGGTCTCGCCGATGCGGCTGTCAAGGGCATTGCCTTCATCATCGACAGCCCCGGCGGCGAGGTTGCCGGGCTGTTCGAGCTGGTGGATAAGGTCTTCCAAGCACGCGGAACAAAACCGCTCCGTGCCTTCGTTGCCGATCATGCCTACTCGGCAGCATATGCGATTGCGTCGGCTTGCGAAGACATCACCGTTACCCGGTCCGGTGGCACGGGCTCTGTCGGGGTGCTGACAGCCCACATGGATATGTCCGGGGCGCTCGAAAAGATGGGCATCAAGGTCACATACGTGTTCGCTGGGAAGCACAAGGTTGATGGCAACCCCACAGAGAAGTTGCCGGATGTCGTGAAAGCTCGTATGCAGGAGAGGATTGACCGCCTCTACAGCGTGTTCGTCACGTCGGTCGCGCGAAACCGCGACATGGATGAAGCAGACGTTCGGGCAACTGAGGCGTTGACATACGACGCAGAAGACTCGATCAAGGTGAAGTTTGCCGACAAGATCGGTGCGATTGACGAAGAGATGGTTATCTTCCAATGTGAAGTGGCCGGTGAAGCAGAGGATGAACAGATGAACGATACCACCAAAGCCCCGGCTGCCACCGCCGGTTCGACCATCACGCAAGCTTCGCTGGATGCGGCTGTTGCCGCCGCCCGCAATGAAGGCGTGATTGCTGAGCGTCAGCGCATGAATGATATCATGGGCTGCGAAGAAGCCAAGGATCGCCCCGCCGCAGCGAAGGCGCTGGTCGAGTCCGGGATGGATGCAGCGATGGCCAAGACCACGCTTGGCAAGCTGCCGAAAGAGGCCGCCGCAGCCCCGGCTTACGCCGAGAGAGCGACCGAGCAGTCACCGTTCGAAAAAGCGATGGCACGCTCGCCGAATCCCGAAGTCGGTTCCGGTGAAGTCAAGGCCAAGGGTCCGAAGTCGGACGACGAAATCGCCGACGGCGTGTTCGCCTCGTTGGGCTACGGTCCCGCCGTGTCGAAGGCCCACTGACCTCCGTCCAAACCATCAACTCGAAGGACTGAAACATGACGATCAATCCCATCAACGGCGCACTTACGGCGGGTATTGCTTCCCAGTGGTCGGAAGACATCAACCCGCAAGCCGCGACCCTGTTCTCGGGCGATGAGCCCGATCCCGTGGCGATGGAGCTTGCGATGGCGGCCAACACCGTTTTCGCAGCCAATGCCGTCGTCGGCTTCGACGGCAACGGCAACACGATCATGGCCACCTACGGTGCCGTTGTCGGTGTGAAAGCCACGGGCGTGCTGACGTTCACCGCAGCCGGTTCGGCAACTGAAACCGTGCTGATCGGCGGCCGGACCTACACGCTTGTTGCGGCCCTGACCGGGGCGGCAGATGAGGTCCTGATCGGTGCCAATGCGACCGCGACCGCGTTGGCCCTGAAGGACGCCATCAACGCCAACGCGGCGACTCTGAACGTGACCCACGGCAGCGTGGCCGAGAACGCCTCGGTCAGCGCGACCTCGGCGCTTGGTGTCGTGACCGTCACCGCGCGTGAAGCTGGTGTGGCGGAGAACTCCGTGACGACGACGGAAACGTCCGCTGTTGCGTCGTGGGCCAGTGCCACGCTTACTGGCGGCAAGGACGCAGCCTTCACTGGCGTGAAGGCCATTGGTATCGCCGTCTACGCGGCAGACTCGACGGGCAAGGCCGACGGCGCGATGAAGAACGCCTGCTGGCGGCAGGGGATGTTCAACCCGGATGTGCTCGTCTGGGATGCGTCCTTCGACACCGACGAGAAGAAGCGTCTGGCCTTTGAGGGTGCCCCCTCGCCGACCAGCATCTTCATCCGCAAGCCGATGCAGGCCACCGTCTGATCCAACTCTGACCGGGGGAAACCCCGGTCGGTAAACCGGAAACGAAACATCAAACAGAGGGAACCGCTATGGGTCTCGATATCTTTACGCCGTATCAGCTCTACCGGATCATGTTCGACCCGCGCCAGACGGTTTCTACCTCCCAGTGGCTCGACATGTTCTTCCCGAACTCGTTCCTTTCGACGCAGGAAGAGATCGCGTTCTCGAAGATCAGCGCATCCCGCCGGATCGCGCCGTTCATGCTGCCGAACCTGCCCGGCCAGCCGATCTACCGTCGGGAAGGCGAGTCGGTCTCGTCCTTCAAACCGGCCTATACCAAGCCGAAGGACTCGATCCGTCCGTCGGAGATGCTTGCGCTTCAGCCGGGCGAGCTGGCCCGTCGCACGGCGCTGATGTCGCCCGAAGCGCGCTACAACGCCGAAGTCGTTCGCATCACCCAGTTCCAGCGCAATGCGATCCAACGCCTGTGGGACTATATGGCAGCCAAGGCCCTGCTGGACGGCAGCCTGACCATCAACTACGCGCCGGATCAGACCACCGGGGCTGCGCAATCGGTCACGCTGGACTTCGGCCGCGATGCTGGTCAGACCATTACCCTTGGTGCGGGCTCGCGCTGGGGTGACTCGGGCGTGAACATCTTCGACGTGATCCAGAGCTGGGTCGATATGATGGCCTTGGCCGCGTTCGGCGGCTCGGCGTCCGACCTGATCTTGGGCTCGGCTGCGGCAGTTCCGTTCATGGCCTCGAAGGACATCAAGGACAAGATGTCTACCATCGTTCGCGGTTCGCCCGACGTGACGATCAACATGGGCATCATCCGCACGGACCCGCTGAACCCGTTCACGTTCATGGGCTATCTGGATACCGGCCTGAAGGTCTGGCGCTATGCCGGGCCGGGCGCGACCTTCCAGAACGCGGACGGCAGTTACACGAACATCATGGACCCTCGTGATGCGCTGCTGGTGTCGCCCGCCGTAGATGGCGTCAAGGCGTTCGGTGCGATCATCGACACGGCCGCGAACCTTCAGGTCGCCGACATCTTCACGAAGATGTGGGACAATGAGGACCCGTCGGCGCGCTTCATCATGAGCCAGTCGGCTCCCTTGATGATCCCGACGAACCCGAACTGCACGCTGCGTGCCCGGACGGTTGCCTAAGCGAACTGGTTGAGGGCTGCGAGGAAACTTGTAGCCCTTCTTCCAATTGAATCCTGAAAGGTATAATCATGGCCGACGAAAAACTGATCCCGCTGGTGGCGATCCACCAGATTCACGTCACGACCGTTCCCGGCAAGTGGGGCAAGCCGACAGACGGCATCCCGCACACACCGCCCAAGAAAATCGTGATCCATCCGAAGACCGTCTTTACGGCGGCCTCGGCCATGCAGCAGGACGAGTTCCTGAGCAATGGTGCAGCGGTTCCTGCTGACAAGAGCTCGAAGGTCACGCTGGTGCTGGCCCAAGCGGAGCGCGCGGCCAAGAAGGGTAGCGAACCCGTCAAACCTGTCGATCCCGATACCAGCGGTACGGGAACGGACATGGTCTGACCCATGTCGGTCGCAGCCATCAAGAACAAGGCACGGCTGGCTCTGCACGCGAAGTTTGCCGAGCCAGCCAACTACTACGAGAGCCGGGCCGCGAGCCCGGTTCTTGTTTCTGTTCGGCCCCAGTCCAAAGCCGGGGAGACAGGTGATCTCGCCGGGACGCGACTGCACTACGCGAAGACGATGGATCGGGTTGAAACCGTCATCTTTCTGGCCTCGGAAGTTCCACACCCAGCTCGTAACAGCGTCGTTG